GTGCAACCTTAGACCACCCCCACCCAGCTACTATAAATTATTTTACTTTTTTTTCATTTGGCACTTGACCCTAGAGTACAAATCACTAGATTTTCATTATAACTTAATTATTAACACTATGAATATCGAACCACTAAAACAAAAAATGCGTAAGCAATATCGTGACGAGGTTGTAACACCACGCAAAAGAATTATGGAGGAGTACAATATGGAAGTCAGACTAATGAGCGACCCATACGCTCACACTAAGCTACTTAAATCTGACTCAGAGTACGCAAGCAAATTGAACGCTTACAAGTTATCAGTAACATACTCTGAGAAAGTAGAAAACTCACCCTTTGTTTTATTCTACGATGGCTTCAATAATTCTTTTAGAGTAGAACACGATGACGAGACTAGAGCTACACTTGCTGAAGTCGCAAAATTTTAAAAGAAACTTTTAGTACAAGT